GATGACAGCGTGGTTTCAATCCTCGGGATGTTCTCCGACCTGAGAAATGGGTCAGACGAGAAACTGTACGACTGCTGCCCCGAAACGAGTTCAACGTAGATTTCTTCTCGTCTCCATAGATTAGCCCCACGAGTCATCCACCCCTTAATCATCAGGTTAAGTCGAGTAGAGGCCCGGGCGATTTCCTCGGTGGAGATAGTATCAGCCGGGTCGAGAACCCCGATGTTAGCCAGGGCTTCGGTGATGATCTCGTCGCGGGATACCGTGAAATTCCGCGAACCGGAGGTACTCACGGGATGTAAAAGCCCACAACGTCAGCCGCTGTAGTGGCATTCATCAGCCGGTCGATTTCTCCGGTAATCAGGGTTGCCCCGTTGGCAACATTCTTGAAGATGACCGTATCACCTTCTAGGTTCCTGACGTGGACATCACCGGTTGTACCGACAAAGACCGCCCCAACACCCCGGATATTGGTGCTGTCACTCTTGGTGAGCGTGACGGCCTTCCTGGGGATATTTCTGAAGTCAGACATGAGAACTCCTTATGCCGCTGTCGTCACATTGAAGGCATTACTGCTCGTGCCGATGGTGACGGTTGTCGAAACCAGTGTTGCAGCCAGAGCCGAAGAACGCAGTTTCACGGTCAGTGTCTGACCGGCATTGATTGTTCCAGATGCCGCATAACTACCGGCACCAATCTTTGCCACACCAGCCCCCGAACAGGACCACGGACAATCATCGTCCACGCCGGCAACAACTACGTCACGGGTGTAGTCCGTATCCACGTCAGCGTCCGTGTATGCCGTGATCGACCACGCATTCGGGGTCTCGTCCTTGTCTCGGGTCGTGACACTGAAGTTAGCCGACTCGCCACCAATGACCAGACGCATCACAGTAGCCGTCGAATACGACGCTGAACTGGTCTGTCGGACCTGTACGGTGGCGTTTAGGGCAACAAGAGCCATCGTGCTGCCCCAAGCGCCATAAGCTCCGCCGTCAGGCTTGGTCCGGTACTCTCCGCCTTCGGTGTAACAGGGGGTATCCCCTGCTATCCCTGTGACAACCACATCGTCGGCACAGGCTGTGACCGTGGATCGCTCTATCGCGGTCTTTGCGGTGAGAGTAAAGGCTGCCGGCCTCAGATCGGGATGACTCCGATAGGAGTATTCCGGCATCAGAAGATGACAGCCTAACCCCAGCATTTACCGCTCCGTCGAGACGAAGATGTAATCGACAGACATCGTTTTGGCAGCCGCCGCACCATTCTGGATGCCGAAGGATACCGTGAGTTCCTCATCGTCAACCAGGTTCGTGCAGACCGAGGTGCCCTTGCACACGTCATCGACGTAGTAGGCAATAGTTCCATTACCCGTCGAGCCTACTGTTCCACCGTCATAGTAGAAACCAACGGTAACGTAGGTGGCATCGACCATCGTATGAATAGCAGTCGCGGCAGTGGCAGTGTTGTTCTTCTCAACCCGGAAGTCGAGGAACGCATCGCCATCGTCTTTCTGGAAGAACACGCCGTCGGTCACATCCAGAGGCGTCGTGTCGGTAATCTGCAATCCCATGACAAAATCGCTCTGGGTCGCATCAGACACTTTGAAGCGGGCTTTGAACCACAACTTCTTCCCGGCGATGAACTTGAAGGTTTCAGCGGCGAGCTGAAAGAAATCACGGTCATCATCGGCTGCGTCATTGGTAATCAGCAGGACACCGCCGTTCTCACCAGTAATGGCTTCCGTCGCATCACCGGCACCGGCCTCTGTAGTCGTCAGAGTCCAGTCACCAACGGTGTAGATATGGAAGTCATTGAAGTAGGTGATGTACTTGGTCGGATCAGGCAGACCCCACTGGGCAAGAGCCGTAGTGGAACCTGCGGTACTGATACCGTTCTTGAATCGGGTAACAGACATTTCTTTCTCCTAACGTCCTTGCGGACGCTCAGTTGTGAGCGTTAGAGAGATGGGTTAAGGCACGGCACGTTCAATGTAGTCGGCAGCGGCTCTCAAGCGTTCGGGAGAGTCGCCGAGTATTCCAATTCCTCTGTTGCAGTCAGAGCAGAGCAACCCCCTGATCTTTCCTGACTCGTGACAGTGGTCTATAGATAAAGCAGTAATCTTTCCTCTGATCTTCCGTTTCTCAGACTTTCCACAAATGGCGCAAACACCATTTTGTGACTCACTCATCTCTTTGAATCTCTCCAAAGATATTCCATAGGATTTTTTTAGAACTCCATCCTTGAAGTCATCAGGTCTCAATGCACGATAAACTTTCTGAGCCCTGTTGTAGTAAGTCTTGTCGTCCTCGCCTTCGACCTTTTCAGTAATCGCACGCTTCCATACGAAGTTTTCAGGCCCGATAGGCTTGCTGCTGTCTGCCGAGAACAGTTTGTGCTTCGGTGAAGGGCGTTCCCCTATATCAACTGCAAACTGTAGAAAGTCACCAGACCATGCTGGATCAATCGGATGCTGTGCCTCATGGCGCTTCATCCATTTCCAGGTGTTTCGTAAAGGATGCTTGTAAATTGCACCCCACGAATCCGGCCTACCTTTCTCGACATCGTTGTGGCGTTCCAGCCTCTTACGGTGTGTCCCGCACAACCCGCCAGAGACAACCTGCTTTCCACACTTCGCTACCGAGCAGATGGATCGCTTTCCCCATCGCTGGTACTCGGTAGTACCTGTCTTTCTCCACCTCTGGTAACACGCGGCACAATATCCGCGAGCTACCAGTTCCTTAGTCCTGCTACAGCCTTTGCACTTCATGTCCCCTCCGGGAGCAATAGACACGTTTTTAGTGTGCCTATTACCCCCGGTGGAGTCAATCTTTAGTTGGACGTATAGTAGTGTCTACGCCCCCGGGTTGCAAAATAAACCGCGCCAATCCGTCCACCCCACGCTGTACCGCTCGTAGGCGGAAGCGCGGGCGTTCTTCGTGTCGAAGTCGTTGTCCATATCGAAGGTGTACGGCGCACGGGTGTAGCCGATCATTCCCCTCGGGGCATTGGTGCGAATGAACCACGCATCAGTGTCCGTCAGGTAGTGATTGACCTTGTAGCCTCCGGGAAGGAAACCACCAGCCCGTACCGCGTTGATGGCATTGTTCGCCGTGTCGTTCTGTAACACAGAGTTCAATACCCTCGACGCCTCGAACATCGTCTGACGGGGGACAATCAGGGTCTGACCCTGGAGGCTGATCTTCAGCCCACGAGAGTTTGTCGCTCCCGCAATCTGGACCAGCAGATCCTCCAGTGCCGTCTCCGAAAAGTCCGCCGAGGTAGAGGCGATGTTCGACTGCGTGCCACCGACCGCATCAGGATGCGAAGCGGAAGCCAGCACGATATTGTCACCACCGACATAGCCGGCAGTGGCATAGCGGTTGTAGACGTTAGCCGCCACGTTTTCCTTGGTCTGCCGGAGCGAGAATGCCAGCGCCTCGGCCCGCTTGAAGGAAGCTGACTGGTAGAGATTGTCTGCCAGCTCTTCCATCGTCACGATGTAACCGAGGGCATACGCAACGTGCGTGTACCGGGCGATTGCACCCTGATTGTGCGAGTCGTAAGCCAGAGCCGCGCCCTGTGCCTTGATAGGCGCCAGACCGAAGCTGGTGGTTTCCACGTCCTCTTCGTAGTTCTGGGACGAAGATTCCCAGTCGAACAGGTCGGTAGCCTCCAGCGGATACTCTTCGTACTTCATGCCGAACCAGGCCTTGACTCCTGGCCACAGCGCTTTGGGGTGTGCCCCCGTTTGGATAACAGCCATTAGGGACTCTCCTTAAACGCCAACAGAATCGGTGGCATGACCAAGCTGGGTCTCAACCACACGAACGATCAGATCAGCATCCGCAGCCGTAGCCAGTTTGCCGTTCTGAACCATTCCGAGCAGTTGAAGCTGCGCGGTGCTTGTGCCAAATGAGGCCGTCAGAGTCGAGGTGGAACGCCAGAAAGGCGCTGCTCCGGCACCCACCGTCAGATCCGCCAGACCGCCAATGTCGGTCACGGCGATTGCCGACGCTGGATTGCACATATAGAGCATTCCATCGGTGGCAGGAGCCACATTGACATAGCGATCAGCCGTCTCTTCCGAGCCGTCGATCCACATATTGTCAGCGGCGTGGCGCGGCTCAATGGACACTACCGATCCAAAAATAACCTCGCCAGCGGCGACCTTGGTTACAGAAATGACGCCGGCAGTAGAGCCGGTGCCGTTCTGTTTCACCATGTCATTAACATGGATGTCGGTGGTATCGCCGCCCAGCACTACACAGCGCACCGTGGCACCGTTGTAGGGCCGACCGTCAATACCCCCGATGGGGATAAATCCGTATCCAGCCATAGTCGTGTCCTCCAAAAAAAGAAATGGTTCTAACTCCCTCTACGCAGGGTGGCGACATCCTTCGTTACCGAAGCGGTCGCCTGCCCGGGCGTGTAGGCGTTAGGTACAGGGGTCAAGGCGCCGGAACGGATGGATTGGTCCACCAGGTCGGCTGCCTTCTGCTTCTCGATCTGATCCTCGTCGTACCATTCTTTCCTGATACGCAGGAGATAGGCCATCTTTGGTGATCCGTCAGGGTGCTTACCTACGCACTTGCTGACACAGGACCCCAGTCCGGGCTTCTCCATCGAGGCGTCGAGTACCACGTCCTCTTTGAGAACATACTCACGACCGGACTCTACTGCTTCATTGATCCGGTCGCCAACGTCGTTAAACCAGCGATACTCATAGTTAGGATCTTTGTTCCTAACGTCGAGCTTGAGTCTAGCACCCATCATGGGGCGGCGGGTAGCCTCTCGGGTTTTACGCACCAAAATACTCCTTGCAATAGTGTTCTACCCACGCCTTCTTGGTGGGGTACGCTTTCTGCACCCGCTGATAGAGTTCATCGCAGGCTTTCTTCGCTTCGGGTGGAAGATCGGTATAGTCCTTGTCCCCACCACTTTCGGCCATCGGGGAATCGGCTTCCACCGAAGACCTGGCTTTCGGTTTGCCAAACTTCTCCGGGAAGGCTTCGCGGATCTGCCTGTCGAGTTCGGCAAAGAACTCCTGAGAGGTTAGCCCTCGATTCACGAGCTTTCCGGCAGCCCCGTCCGCGAAGTTCTGCACAACCCAGTCCTTGTTCTGCCAGAAGGAGTGCGCCTTTTTGAACTCTGAGGCCACCCGCTTATCTTCAGGACTTGGTTCCGCTTCCTTAACTTCCTCGATCTGTTCCCTGACCTTTTCCAGTTTCTCCAGATCATTGTCCGCGATAGCCTCTTTCTTTTTTGCGTTCAGTTCGGCCAGTAGATTGGCACGTTCAGCTTCAGCTTGCTTCTGCACGGCATCGAGGGCCGACTGGGATGTCCGCTCAATAGCCGCAATACGCGCATCAAAGTCGTCCTTGAGTTCCTTAATCTTCTGATCGGCGCGCTTATTGGCAAAACTGGCATTCTTTTCCCCAAACTCAAGAAATGCCTCTGCGTCTTTCCAATCATCCGGCGGGCCTTTCCAGTCCTCTTTGGGCTTCCAGCCGAGACTCCGTGCTTCCTCTTCCGGTGTTTTCATGACACGCTCGCTTCATCAAAGGAAATGTCATCGGCAAGTATGGCAACGATGTCATCATCGTTCAGGAGCCGGAACTGTTCCCCTTTTGCCTTGACCGAAATTCCACCGTAACGTGCGAATGCCACCCGATCCCCCGGCTTACACCAGGCCACGCCATCACCGAACTCGCGCTGCTGATAAGCTGTTGCACCCACCTTGACCACATATCCGGCGGTCTGTGCATATTGAGATCGGTCCCTGACTGTCTCGGGTATGACAATCGCACCCTGGTAATCCTTCATGAACTTGTCGGGCTTCACCAGAACCCTTGGACCCGCAGGAGTGATCCCGCAGTCCTCCCACTGCTTCTCATACTTCATCGCTGACTCCAAATACTTCAAAGACCTGCTCTTGATCCACCGGAAGATCCCGAAGGGCCTCCAGTTCCTTCAGTCCCCCAACGAGTTCCCAGTTGGCGCGGAACATCTTGTGGGGATCTTCACTTAAGAGAGCGCCCTCTCCACGGCTGGTCTTAAAGGCCGCGATGCGCTCTCCCAAATACTTGAAATAGGCTTCAGTGACCGGACTATTCAGCCACTCCTTTACGTCTGCTGCTTTCATTTGCCTTCTCGATCTTTGCCAGTGCTTCGATGTGCTTCATTCTCGCTTCCTGGCCTTCTAAAGCGAGCTTGAAGGGGGCCAAATCCGTATCGACCCCGAGTTTCTCGGCCTGCGCCATGTCGAGAGCGATAGCCGCCTTGTCCTTTTCGATGGAGGACATGGCCTGTATCGCTGAAATCTCCGTCTGTCTCTTGTTGTTTTCGTTCCGGTACTCGGATTCCTTGACCCTGCGCTCTTCTTCGGCAGTCTTGAGCATGATCTCTGGGTTTGGCGGTGGCTGAATCACAGGATTGCCCTTATCGTCGAGCGGGAAGAGCTTGTCCACATCGGGAATCCGCATGGCCCTCAGCAGGAAACGTTCTGTCTCGGCAAGGTTGTATCCCGGAACCGCCATTGCTCTCTGGGCAAGGAACTGCGCCTGGGAGATCATCTGGGAGTCGGCCAGCATAGACACATCCGCCACAGGAATGATGTCTTTCGGATCGCCGTAGTAGTCGGTCTGGAGTAACTCCGCATCCTCATCCATGAGGGAAACGTACTTCTCGAAATCGAGGTACTGACGGTTGAGTTTGTAGAGTTTCCGAAACTCGTGAGTGGTCGAACGGAACAACCGCTTGAAGATCCCCTGAAAGACCTTCATGCCCTGTTCGAGAGCTGCCATGCTGGTCGTCGCCGGGGTGTTCTGTCCCGGAGTTTCTCCCGACATCAGATCGGTTACTGACGTCAGTCTTTCACCATAGTTAATCAGCATGGAGAGCAGGTTAAAAAGGACGCCTGAAGGCTCACGCACAGGGTAGGGAACCATGTTCGCCTTTAAGTCTCCCCCGGGAACATCGACCGGCGTCCATTCAAACGGATTGACCTTGATCTTGCCTCCGCGAATCTTGGCTCCTTTCCCAAGGAACCCACCGGAAGCGTTCGCCAGCGTCCCCGAATCGAGAAGCTGGTTGACGATAGTGCTGACCGATTCGTTGATCGGGCCTAAGAGATCCCCGAAACCGATGTCATACACTCCCCCATCGGGAGATGGCACCATCCCGTACTTGGTGAAGTAGGTGCAGGGGCGGATTCTCAAGACTTTGGCCGTCCGGCGTATTTCCCTGACCTGCGCTTCGGCGTCCTTGAGGATCATCGCCCCCTGTTCGGGGTTTTTCTGGGCATCCATCATCGCCAGACGGGTGATGGACTTGATCCGGGCCTCCTGGTCGGTCTCGATGTCCTCATCGCGGTATCGTGGGTAGATTCTGAGAACCTTCTGGTCGGCCTTGTTGACCGTGACGATGTAGGGTTCTTCGTAACCATCCCCATCGAGATCCAGGAACCGGTGTTGTTCGAGGACTTCGTGGAGCTTTTCACTTCTTGGCTCCACTCCCTCCCGCTCGTCCTGACCGGGATCTTCGGAGACGTAAGTGGCTTCTTCCAGATCGACCTTGAGAAAGACCTCCTTGTTCTGCCGTTCCTTCATCTCTCTTGGAGATAGAAAGATCCGGTGCGTCATCCGTGGGGACTTCTCGAACTTCGCGGTGTAGGGTAGAACGAGATTCAGCGGTAACACGAACTCCGAGACGTTGTGTTCTCTCAAGGGGCAGTAGTAGGACTTCTTGAAGGTACATCCCACTATTGGGAGTGCGGTCAGCATGGCATCGTGCTGCTCTTCCCAGGCTTCATCCTCTTCGAGCACCTGGTAACTCATGTGCTGCTCGATGCGGGCGGCCCGTGCAGCCTTTTTCCCTTCGGGGTCTTTGCCCATGATCCGGCACTTGACCACCGTCGGTCCTGAGACAAAAGCAGGATAGACGCGGGAGGAAAACTGGAGGGCGGCAATCGACAAGAGGGGAAACTTGACGTTCGCCGCTCCAGCCCAGGGGAAAGTTTTTTCCTCTCTTACCTGTAACGCAAGTTTCACCGAGTCCTTCAGCAACGTGAAACGTTGCGTACATGACTGGTAATCCTTGGCGTATTCCTCACAGACCAGTTGGCCGATGATCTTCAGGGACTCCGAACGGATCACCGTGGCGATATTCGGCTCGTCGAGGAGCCTGTCCCTGGAAACGCGTGTTTTGAGGTCCATCAGTAACCCGTCACTTGTGATCTGTTGTCCATCTGTGCCTCATTCACGGCGTTCCAGTAGTCAAAATCTTCCAGTTCCTTCGGCCCCATCGCATCCCGATACTGCTCAATGGTCATGCCGATGTAGGCAAAGGCATCAAATGTATCATCGTGTTTCCCCTTACTCCCCGAAGTCGTCATCGACATCAGTTCGGTTTCGAGGCTCTGATACCAGTCGGATTCGGTATCAAACTTCACCGCTCCCGACTTCATCTTGGCCGAGATCGATCTCCCACGGAGCAACTTGCTCTGGCTCGGGGTGATCTTGTGGATATTCAGATACGTCCCGCTCTGGATCATGCGGGCATTGATAAAAGGACCGAGGGCCTTGTCGATCTTCTCGGTCTCGAAGGTGAAGAGCTGGATGTCGTATCTTTTCTGGACCGAGAACAGTTCGTCGATAATTTCGAGGGAGTCCCATCGGCCCCTCCTCACGTCAACAATGTGGATGATCCCGTGTTCGTCGATTCCAGCCACCATGATGACGGTGAAATCGGACTTCTCTTTCTCGGAAATAGCGAAGTCAGCGGCGGCTACGTAGTTCTTTGGGGATAGCCGGTCCATCGTGTCCATCGGCACGAAGTCCTGCTTGCGAAAGAACGAACTGCCCTCGTCGATAGGGTTGTTCAGGTACTCCTGCGAGTAACCGCTCAAGTCGCCCTGGTTGGCGTAGAGCTGGCGGATTGACTCCAGTCTCTCTCTCGGGAACTTCTCCGGCCACAGGATCTCCGAGAAATCGGGGTTGTGGGCTGCGAACTTCAGGGTTTTCCACTTGGAGTCGCTCAGAACG